GTGGGCTTGATCTTGTCGAACTGGGCAATGGCCTTGTGCGGAGTCAAGACTCTGTTCGGCAGTTGGATCTGTTTCGTGTAGGATTCGACCAGGCGTTTGGTCGGCACGATGAAAAGGATCTTTGCATCCTTTCGTTCGCTCGCGTGGGCAGTGACCACTTCCTTGACAATCTTGGTGGTTTTGCGACTGCCCGGGACACCCATGACGACTGCCATGTTCTCATGGAACAGGGGGACCTCAATACTGCTTCGGTCCTTTCTGCGAGTGACGACGCCGGTGTAAGGGGCGTCTGGGTTTCCGGTGCCTCCAGATTGATCGAAAGCGACGACTTGCTCTCTGATCTTTTGGATCGCCTGTTCTAGAACGGCGACGAGCCCGGTTTTGTTGTCTGCTCTGGCGGCATGGATGCAAGCCTGGTACTCTTGGTCCATGATACAGAACTGTTCTTCTGCTTTGTAGTCTTCGCAGAGAACTGAGGGAACCTCCGCTCTGATCCCGATGATGGAGGACCAGTGTTTTGGGTTCACCTTGGAGGGAGGGGTAATGATCTTCCCGGTGATCGGCATGCCTGGGGTTGGGGGAGGGGGGAATCTTCCCTGTGGGATTTGGGGGGCACCCAGCACTGGGAGAAGTGGTGGGGGCGCTCCAAAAGAGAAGCTGATCGGGGTGGTGAGCTTGTGTTCCTTGACTGAGCTGTAGCAGTCATGATCCTTGTAGAAATCCAGGAACATCTTCTTGAACAAGTTCTTGCCTTGGTCGTTGAGGACCCGGTCGGTGCAATGGTGGCCGGACCAGGGGAGGTCTTTCTTGTCCTTGTGGTAGTAGAGTCCAGAGTAGTCCAGGACGTCCCAGATGCCATCCATGATGGTGGCCCAGAAACCTCTCTTGTCTGCTACCTTGCTCATGTGGACCATGGCTTTGCTCAGAACTCTGGCATCGATCTGATTGCGTCTCGTTGCTAGGATGTAAACTGAGAGGCAAACGTCGGAGAGTTCATCGAAGTTGAGGCTCCACCGATGTTCGGCGATGCGTTCTCCTAGCCTAACTTCAGTGACGAGGGTTCTTGCGTAAGCTTTGACTGCTGTTAGAGTCCTTCCTTTGTCCTCCCTTGAGTGGATGAACTGGATGAGCTTGCGCACTTTCTCGCCGTCGGTGACGATGTAGGGGATCTTCTGCCTTTTGCAGAATCCGTTGACGGCGACTTCCCTGAGGTTTGGCACTTTGACCAGATCGATCATGCTGTTCGGGATCTGGTAGAAGAAGGTGCCTGCGGATGTTGTCCGGTGGATGTCCAACTCGAACTGTGAACCGTTCCTTTTGACTTTCTCGATGATGACTGAGAAGCCGTAGGGGGTATCGAAGCCCCCAACTTTAAGATAGTTGAGCCACGTTTCCTTATCGTGCTGGTAGCCGAAGGAAGTGTCACCAAGCCAATTGAAATCGACGATGTCTGTATTGGTTTTGGTGTTGTGGCGGGTCTGGAAGCGGTACATGTTGATCTGATCGGTGTACGAATCAGTTTCCAAGGCTTGGACTGGGAAGTGCATCCAAGCTTTGATTCTGTGGCATGAGTGGTTGAGCATGCCGAGGGCTAGCTGGCCAAGGGTGATGCCATACAGTGAATGTATGGAGATGGCGACTGGCGCGTTGAAAGAGCAGTTTTCCCAGCCCTGAACACAGAAGGTGTGGGACGGGATGCCTGAAGCGAGGGCTTGCACTCTCTGGTGGTAAAGCTTCGCGTCAAGTCCGTTGACTTGGATCTTCTTGACGGTTTGGGCGTTCGGACGAAGTCCGCGAAGAGTTGCGGACATGGCGGCGTTGACGTGGCGGCCTTGATCTCGTGCGTCAAACATGGTACAACCGTGGGCCATTGGGTTGCCCCAGGCTAGTTGCGCGAAGTTGACAGCACTTGGTCCGATCTCGATGATGTTATCGTGATTTTGGGCGAAGTCTCGAGCGAACTTCGTCGCGAATCTCAAATGAGCGGCTCCGATTGGGTGGTCGGGAGCGCGGGCGGTGCCGCAGGCGATAAGCTGGGGAGCGTAGAAACTCTCTAGGAGCTCATGCTCGTCAGCAGTAAGGCCAAACTCAAGTTTGAGAGCATCTCTTTGCATGCGTGCGAAGAGAAGATTGTCGGTGGCTTCCGCAGAAGCGACGTTCAATTTGGATTTTCGATACATCGTAGGTGATGTCTTCCTCTTTTGAAAACTGCAGGTGGCACGGCCGTAAC